CTTCAATCTTAGGTTGTTCCTTTTCTTCGATTTTAGGGTCTTTTTCATCTGATGTAGTACCTGATATCACTTCATCAATATTAACGGGTTCAGCAGCTTCTTTTGGATCAGGTGTGGGTATTTCAGGTTGTTCTTCATCAAGGAAGTATACAATTATAGTATCTAACTTTTTGTATTTTCTTTCAATATCTAAATTAGCATTTTCTAAATCAATAAGTAATAATTCTTTCTCTATCCTCTTCATTAAACATTTATACTTTTATATTATATATATGTAAAAGGAAGTTGAGAACACAATTATGAACGAAAATATATCAATTCAGCTAACAAATAGAATAATCAATAAATTAAGTGGTGTTAAACCATTTATTAAGATTGTTGATTTTGGTATTAATAATACATCTTCTTATAAAATAGTTGAAAATAATAATCAAGTAATATATGAACAAAGTATTATATCAGTTTCAGTTGAAGATATGGAATATAATTTAGATAATTATAATTTAATTATTCATTTATTGGATAAAATAATGTTAGAATTAACAGTAAATGTTGAAACAAAGAATTATTATTTTATTGATGATACAATAGAAGAAGATATTATAGAAGTTATGAATAAATTAGAAAAAGTCACATGGTTTATGACATATGAAACACATTTGGAATTATTATCTATGTTAAAATATGATGGTAAAGATTGGACTGATTTTCAAATAAACGGAAGAAAAATTCACACAATGGAATCTTCTTTTCCTAAATCATTAATTTTTGGTTGTGAACATCCGGTTATAATAAATCCGAAACTATTGAAAAGTGAGCTATTTGATGACAATAAATCAGTTATTAGAATTCCGTTTTTTTATACAAAAGATTTTTATGCAATGAGATTAATTTCTGATGAGCATAAAAAGAAATTGTTTTTAAGACATAAGAAAATTAAAAAATTAAGAAGTTAATTTATTATTCCAATTAAATAAAAATTCGATTATTCTCAAATTATAATTTTTTGCCATTTTTAACGCATTTTCGTATAATATATTAGGATTCTCACTAATTATATATTTAGCTATTTCTTCATTATTATTAAATAAAACAATAAAATTTGGATTTGGTATATGTTCTAAAAATAATGGTAATGATAAAATTGTTCTTGGATCATCCCATCCCCAATAGTTAATATTATTTTCTATTGCTTTATTTATTTCAACTGATACTTTTATTTTTATAGTATCTTTTATATATTGGGATATGTTTAATAATTGTTGTGAGTTTGATAATAATGATGTTGATAATTTTATATCATTTAATATTTCATTATTCAGTTCAATAATATTATTGTTTTTAAATGAAGAATTAATATCATTATTAGGATTTAATTCACTTATTCCTAAAACTATTATTGTTTTTATTGGTTCATCCCCAAAATTTTTAAAAGTAGGTAATACTTCATTAAATTCACAGTAATGTGGTAAATATCTTTTTAAACCTAATTTATTAAGTTCTTTTTCTTCTTGTTGATATGGCATTGGTGCATATTTACCAGATTTAGAACCAAAGTGAATAACAGGTGAACTTAAACACAATGCTACTTTAAATTTTTTTTCATATATATGATGAAATAACCAATCATCACCACATTGAAATAATAATGTGCTAGGTATATCAACATAAAGTGATTTACGAATAGTAAATTCTGTTCCTTGTTTTGATTTTCTTTTTGTAAATTTAAATACTAAATCATCTAGTTTTTTATTATACTTCCAACTATTTTGTGTATGTGCAACAATACCTACATCTGGATTATTATCTAAAATATTAATTGTATCATCTACATAATTATCAGTTAATCTCACATCGTTATTTAAAATACATATATATTCTGAATTTTCATTTTTTGTAAATTCATTATATATTTTATTTATACTTATATTTTCTTTATTTCTAATAACATTAATATTGTCGTGTTTTTCCACTTCTCTTAAATAAGATTTCGTTCCTTTTTCTATTGATCCCTGATCAACTAATGTAATAGTAAAATCATTATTATTTTGTTTTAATAAATCATCTATACAATCTTTTGTGTATTTTAAATTGTTTATATTAATTATACCTATTGCTAATTTTTTATTCATTTTATATTTTCAATTAATTTTATATATGAGTCTATATTCTTTTCATTTTGTGTACTATATTTAAAAAGTTCTTTTCTATTTCTTTCAGTATATTCATCAACATTTTTATCATGATTTTCTAATATCCACAATAATTGTTCTCTTCCTTGTTCCCCATCAAATCCTTCATAATAATATCCTATTTCTTTGCACATATAAGCATTATGTAAAATTGCATGACCAAAATAAGCAACATCAAAATAAAAATAATTTAAAGGATTATTCCATTGATGACTAACAATGATATCTGCATAATTTGCAAGGAACTCAACGGTGTTGTATCTACCTTCAAATGTTGCTAAACCATCCTTTACTAATTTTAAATGTGACATAATATCAACAAATAAATTATTTGATTTTATTTTGGTTGTATTATTTACATATACATGATTTATTAAACTAGGATTTGTTTCATAAACATCATCTATAATTAATAAAGGATACATCATATATTTTAATATGTCTACATTTGGTTCCATTATAGCTATATTTTTTGATACTATATTAGTGTTTGTATATACACACTTATTATCTAATTTTTTATTTATTTCTTCTATAAATACTGAATCCCAAACAAAAGGTATTGTTTTTACATTTTCATTTTTGTGCAATCTTTGGAAATAATATTTGTTTTGTTCATAAATTTGTGGAATAACCCATATTTCATCATAAATTGGACTATGTAATATCTTTGTATTTTTATAATCTACATTAAATAAAATATGTTCCATTCTTAATGTATATTCATCACCACATTTATATGATACTAATTTTGTTCCTTTTGATTTTAAGTATTTTGACATTTCTGGGGTTATTTGACTACCTAAAGAAATTAATACATCAATGTCATCCTTTCTTTCATTTATATGGTAAGTTGGAAACAAACTAGTATCCCAAGAATATTCAGTAATATCTTCTCTTGTAGTATTTACTAAAAATACATTATATTTATCAGAATTCCTTAATAATTTACACAAATATAGTGCATTGAGTTTTATTCCATTATTCCATATTGTTTCATTATTTGATTGTAAACCAATTGTTATTGCTATATTTTTCATAAATTAAATAATAAATTTTTTATATTATAATCTATATTTTGTTCAATAACTTTTATTTCTTCATCAGATAATAATATTTTTCTTTTTTCGTATTTGATATTTTGTAAACTATTTATAGGTGTTATTACATTATCAACATTTATATAATTTTCATTTTTTAATTCTAATTTGAATTTATCTTTAATTAAATTTAGATTATAAGATATAGTATGTTTTTCGAAATTATTGTAATCTATAAATATGGATTTATGTTTAAATTCATTTATAAATTCGTAATATTTTTGACAATAAATGTTATAATTATTTATATATGTTTTTATATGTAAATTTACATTATCACCAAATTGCTTTTGATAAATACTAAAACTATTTAGATAATCTATTGGGTCTTTTAATATAAAAATATATTTGATCTTATCTTTTTCTACTGAATTTCTTATTTCGGTTTCATTTTGTTTAAATTTTTTATAAACACCAATAAAAAATTTAAATTGATTTTCTGGTGTATCCCAATTTAACCCATCCCAATCTATAGTTATGTGTTTTTGTGGTATATCATGTTTCCACCCTAATATATTACCTAGTAAATAAACATCATTAAAATTCATTTTAATTATCTTTTCTAAATAGTTTGTACCACATCTAGGTAATCCATATATTTTTATAAAAGTATTATTCATTAAAAATCGTATTTATATTTTTTTAATTCATCTTTAAATATTTTGTATACTAAATCTTTTGATTCATTATTATAATAATTTTTATAATTTACATCATTTACTTTTGATTTATTATTAAATGGTAAATCAGAATTAGTAATGTTTAATTCATTACAAACTATTTTAAAATCATCATATAGATTTTCATATCTACCTATAAAATCCATATTATTATTTTTTGTTTCAATATAATAATTATATGAATAAGTGACTACTTGATTAGGGGATTTTTCTTTAAAATATTTAAGGTTGTATATATATTTTATATATTCTATAAAAGGAATGTTTTTTTTATATTCAAAGTCTTTAATACCATTCCACATTACTTTATCACTATACATTGTATAATTATATAAAGAAACAATAAAATCAAATGGATTTCTTATAAATGTGAATTTATATATTTTATTTATTAATTCTTTATTAAAAATATATTCATAATTATTTAAACTTAAATGTTTTGGGTGATTTATCTGTAAATACTTGTGTTCTATGTATATTTTTCTATCATAATCATAACCAAAAAACTTTTCAATAGAAGTACCTGCACATTTTGGAATATGTATAAATAAAAATTGATTATCATTATTTATATGTAACATTATTATTAATTAATTAATTAATTTTCCACAACGATAATGTCTTATCGTTGTTAGTATATTTTACTTCTGGTATAGTATATTCTTCTGATTCTTTTATAATTTCAATAGGTAATTCTAAATTAAAGGGTGGTTTTGTAAAATTAATAGGATGCCACATACTTTCTTTTTTATTTTCTATACCTTTGCTGAATTCATAATTAATATTAATTTCAGAATAATGTGTCATTAATAAATATTTTATACCACTTTGTTTGAAATTTTCTAATACTTTTTGGATATCATCTAATCTTAAATGAACTAAAGCATCTCTACATAATATTATATCAAAATCTTTATCATTTTTGACTACATCTACCATATTACCTTGTTCAAATAATATTTTATCAGAAGAATATTTTTCATTATTGTCATTTATTAACGGTTTAACAATATCCATTCCTTTATAGTATTCAAATTCATTTACTATTTCTTTCATCCAATTAAAATCTCCACACGATACATCTAATATTCTTTTTATATTATATTTTTTAATTAATTTAGGAATTTCATTTCTAATTATTTCTGTAAATTCTATTGTCGAACCTTTTCCAGAACGTGTTTCAGAATGACCCCATTTATTATCGTTGTATACGGTGGTGAATCTTTCTTCTATGGTTTTATTTTTTTTAGATTGTTGATTTACTAAATTTTCAATTAATTCATCGTATCGTTCTATATTAACAGGATTATCAGAATTGTATTTTTCTATAATTTTTTTAGATTTTTCTTCATATGCATCAAGATTATTATCATGTTCTTCCAAAGCGTATATTAATTGTTCTCTTCCTTGATCAACATTAAATCCTTCATAATAATATCCTGCATCTTTAAAATAATGAGCATTATGTACAATTGGATATTTCATATAAACTGCATCTAAATAAGCATAATTTAATGCATTTTCCCATTGGTGTGCTAATACAACATCTGTATGTTCACTTAAAAACCAAGCCATAGGAAAT